ATATGTATTTCTAGCGTTATTGGACATACCATCAATATTAATATTCTTCTTCCAGTAGTTAAAACGACTGGCTGGATTATTTGGATACATGTTGGATGCGACTTCAGCAACTTGCTTGATCTTTGCAACATCCTGTATATCAATCATATCTTGTTCTTTGGCTTCTGGTATTGTTGTCCCTGATACGGACTCAGAAGCAATCTTCTGCAAAGAAGACATAAGATCTTTTTTAGCCATTAACTACCTCCAATACTCATTGTTGGGGTGTAGGAAGTACTGCCCATTCCTGTGTAAGCTGGCATTGATGCTCCTGCATTATAAGCACTAAAACCTGTATTCATCATACCCATAGTCCAATCAGCAAGACCACCAGCCATACCGCCTCCAGTAGATGGTGGCGAGCCACCACCACTTTGACCGGGGAAACCATACTTAGCACCAGCACCAACGAATGCAGAAGCTCCAGATAGACCAGCCTGAATTAAACCAGTTGTTAGAGCAGTGCTTGAGTTATCTGGAATACCACCCTTAGCTGGAATAAATACCCCTAGATCTGGGGCAATAGATGAGGCTCTTTGAGAAAGCCGTGCTTGCTGTTGTGTCACAATGTCTTGATATGCACTTCTATGGTTTAACTTTAAAGCAGCCATATTATTACCAAGCGATTCAATGTTCTGTCTAAACAAAGCTCGGGCTGTTCCACTTGTTGGATTCATTCCTCGGCCTGTCGTTGCTGCCAAGAACTGTGCGTTTACTTGAGCAGTTTGTTTGCTTAGTGTACTCTTTTGATTTGAAAAAGACTTGTCCAAATAAAGCTCAGCCATTGCTCGTTCTTTATTCGCAGCCTTTTCAATCTGAGTATTTCTTTCAAGATTGGCTTGAAACTGTCGCATTGTATTGCGATCTTGTGCTTGTTTCTGCCATTGATTCTGGAAGTTAGCATTACGCTGTTGAATTTCAGCAGCCATTGCCTGAGACTCAGCCTGACTTGACTGACCCAATGCACCCATAACGCCGGAAGCCAAAGCCATTACGCCCATTCCGATTGCTACTGGCATGATAATCCTCTTTCTATAAATGAGAGAATACTATTTATGGAAGAATCTAAGTCTTCAGTATACACTCTCATAACTTGTTTATTGTTCAGTGATGATAACCACTGCTCTGTATTTTCTATGAATGGAAGTAGTAAAGAAGATGGTGAATCTAAAGATAGTAACTGGTTATTTAGTTTGCACTCGTCTTTAAATACTTTGTAAAGACTAGCAACTTGAGCTACTTTATCCTTACGCTCAAGAGCAACAACACCAGCTATCTTATTAACATTAATGTCTAAATAAGAAGGATACCATAGCTTAACCAAACAGTTATTAATTGTTGGATCATATATAACAGCATCCCAATATCCCTCTACATTGTGTTGTTCGACTGTAAAGTTAGGTATAAACTTATAACCATGTATTGGTATTCCTTTTTGTTTTGCTTGCTGCATAACAAATGATGTTCCTGTCCGTGGACCTAAGCCTGTTACAATAACTATACTCATCTTCGTTTACGATTTAAAATAGATTTACCAAACTTATTTTCTTTTGGTTCTTTTCCATTTAGTAGGATGGCTCCAGAGATTCTATCGCCTAAAATACCTATAGATCTTTTATTGCTCATCCAATCTTTTACTTTATTCTTATAATCTTCTTCTTGTCTATTAACCATTTCTCTTTCGGGATCAACCGCAAGAGCTTCAGTCCAATAGGATACAGCAGCAGCGAGTACATCTACACGGTCATCGTGCTTTAGTGCGCCACGCTTTTCCTGCATTCTAGTAATTTGAATTTGATTATCCTTATTTTTTAATACTTCAGTATCCATAACTAATCTATGCTGTGCCATAATTGGCTCTAGTATATTAATTATTCTATGTTCCTTTTGTCCTGATACTTTGAATTCTTCAATACCAACAGCACCACAATTCTGCATTACGACAGGTGTAAGGATCTTGCCAAACATACCATCACCGTAGTTAGACTCATACCTTACGAGATTAATGTCGTACTGATTAATCAACTTACAGATTTGTTTAAGTGTTGGTGTATCATAGCCACCCTGAATACCTAGTAGTTCATGGATGACAACATAACCATGAGCGAACGATGCAACGCATACCGCAGTTTCATCCGCGCCTCTACCAGATGGGTCGATAAACAATACAGTCTGTGAATACGGGACAAACTTAGGTTCAATGTGCATTGGTTCATATACAAGATCTCCTTTCATACCAAAAGAAGAAACTCTTCTATTTACCACGCTCTTAGCATGAACAACCTTTACCGGAAAGACTTCTGGATCGACATCAATAACGATGATGTCTTCCAATCTGAGGGGGTACTTCTTGTTGTCAGCTGAAGTCGTTTTAAGTTTATAGTGGAGTTCAAAATTTGTAGGACCAATCTTTGCTTCAAGTTCAGCAAGTTTCTCATCCGAGAATCGCTCTGGCTGTGTCGAACAACCCGGCTCCATGCCCAACTGCAACACATAGGAATCAACATCTTCAACATCCTCTGCATTATCCAAGTCTGGCATGACTGCTGGAAACTTGATAATCTTGTAGATACCACCTAGTTTGTTATATACAGAGTCTTTAGATTGTGGTGTACCAAGGAATCTGATAGAGCAGTCTTCACCTTTGTTCTTGACATTCTCAAGCTCAAGGCAACGCTCCCATAATTTCTCTCTAGCCTGTGGGCTATCTGAGTTCTCAGGAATCTCTACATCGTCACCAATAATCTTGTCTGCGTGTAGACCTGTGATCTGGGAGGTAATACCTCTAGCGGTAACGGATAGATCCTGAGTGAATTTAGTTCTACTGTTTACATTAAAACCAAAAGCACTATCCTTATCGGACTCCTTTGGTTCTAGGTTTGCCATGTATGGAACCAGAGTTAAAATGTTTCTGGCCTGAGATACAAACTTAATTGCCTTATCCGCTGTAGCAGAAAGTACAAGTATTGTTGTATTAGGATTCCGCAGTAGAATCCAAGATACATAACAAGCTGTGATTACACTCTTGCCAGCACCACGCCCTGCCTGTAGGATATGATCACTTGGACCTTCCTGTAGACGGTTAGCTATAGCATACTGGAGGGGGGTGGGTTCACCTAAACCCAAATACTTAAAACAAAAATAAAGGTGATTGCGGAAGTCGTCTATGACCTCTGGGGGTGGCTTCATGGTTTGCCTCCTAATGGCCCTAGAATGGCCTATAAACGGTTTTAATGTGTTCAGGCTATCTGGGTAGCCTCGGCATACGAAAAGCCCTAGGGAGCAATTAAGCCCCCTAGGGCGAACTTTTAAATCTGTGAGGACTTAAACTTGAATGGCATCTTGGCCTTCATGCTATCCTCAAGGGTATTGAGGGTACTGGAGGGGATGCCATCTAGCACCTCCCGGTTGTCGTTTACCACGCCACGAATGACTTGGTATAGTCCGGGGGTACTCTTTGTATCGTCCTTGAGATCGTCCAATAGACGCTCAATAAGACGAGAGTTCAATAAATTGATTAGTTCTGGATTCACTTCTTCTTGAACAACTCAGGAAGCTTACTTACGGGAACGACTGAACCCGCAACATAGCCTACTACGAAGAGCATGAGAGCAAACCAAACTGAACCTAGGAATGATTCCATAATTATTATCCTTCTACTTTCTTATATGCAGCATTGAATGCGGGATCTGAGGCCCGTAGTACTGCAATTGCTTCACGAATTGTTGTGGGATCTGTATCATCCTTGGCCTCGGCAAGTACCTTGGCCTGTTGAATCTTTTTCTCTGGGATGAATAGACCTAATGAATAAACAGTTTTTTGAATTAGAGTTCCGACACCTGTGTACCACAACAACACACAGATACCAATGATAGCCAAAGCTATGAAACCATAGCTAAGCATTTCTCCCCACCACGGCGTGATATCTTTTACATTGCCAACGGCTCCTGCTATGTCAGTAGACTCACCAAGGATATTGTGGGCATGCTTGTGAGCAGCTTTGATATCCGTGGTTTGAATGATAGCCATAGCTTCTTGTTGAATATAGTGATTGCTTGTAGATATCTCTTGTGTGGAAGAACATCCAGCCAAAGCAACCAACCAGAATAGATAACGCATTACTTGGACTCCAGCATTTCTACACGATAGCGTAGTGCCTTGAGATCTCCTATGACGGTTATGATACTCTTTCCATTTTCAATATCAGCCTTTACTAAGTCTTTAGTTATTTCCTTGAGTTGTCTAAGCTCATCGGCATTAGATTCAATCAAGGCTTCTCGTTTACCTAGTTTGACAATAACAGTGACCACACCAATGGTGAGAATAGCCAACTGCATAAACGAAACAGATAGTGCAAGGTTATTCTCTGTCATTGCTTATCCTTTAAGTTAGTCTAGTAATAAGAAGTTGTGCATACTTACCAGCTGCTCCGGTAGAACCACC